ACAGAATGAAGTAACAGGAAAAGCAGTGGACCTAATGGTTCACCCATGGCTAAACCAAGGCATTTCGCCAGTCCTTTCCTTCACATTGCCAATTCCTGATACTGAGGTATCAGATGTTTGGGCAAACTTCCTAGTTCAGGATTACATGGGAATTCAGTGGCCAGTCGTACAGTTCTCATACGACTTCTCCACATATTTCCGAGGAACCTTCTTCTGCACCGCTCCTGCTTGGAACGGCGTAGTTTCAGGAATCCTTCCTGCATAACAATTAAGTAAGTGTGAGAGGGCGCGGCATATTTGAAAAGTCGCGCTCTCTCATTCTAAAAGGAGGCAAATTATGGGCAGATTTGTAGCACCGGATAAAGGCGTAAAAGAAACTGTAATTGGCAATAAAACTTACAGTACGGATAAAGGCGGTCTTTATAATGTTGAAAATAAAAGGCACGCTGAGGCACTCAAGCGTGAGGGATATTTTGAAGCATCACTAAATCCTTATGCTCAAGGCGACAAACAAAGAGGATTTAATTGCGTACAATGTGGTTTTGTTGGTTGGTTCCGCAAATGTGGGCGTTGTGGGCATGAAGCAACTGACACACCGCGAGATGGGGAATAGCAATGACAGTGGGCGTAACGGCACAAACAGGTTTTAACGAGCAACCTTATATCACGGTAGCCGAATTTAAAAATGCCCCAACATCCCTTGATTACAATAATTTAGTTGTAGGCGGTAATCAAAATGCACAGGATGCAGAACTTGCCCGCGTTATTCTGCGCGCTACTTCATATTTAAACGAGTACTTAAACCAAGATTTACATGCTAATCCTGTAACTGAAACACAGCGTGTGCGCATGAGTGGCGATGGTTTTATTTACTTACACCCTAATAAAAATCCTATTATTTCTTTATCTGCTTTTCAGTGGGGTAGTAGCCCGAATAACTTACAAACTTTGGCTGACCCTTCACAATGTTGGTTTGAATCACAACAAATAGTTATTCCATTAAGCCAAATTAATACTACTTATACAAGTTCAGGACCGCTTGCTTTTGGCTCTTACGGGCCACGCATACCGTTATTTACTAAGTACACATATATTGCAGGTTATGTAAACACAACTTGCACAGGGTCTTTAAACGCTTCTACATTGACGGTGGCAAATGTTGCAGGAATTTTGCCAGGCGAAACTTACAGAATTATTGATGGTGCTTTTTCGGAATCTGTAACAGTTGATAATAGTTATGTTTATGGTTCAACAACTATTCCATTAACCGCTCCTCTAGCATTTGCACATACGGGAGCAGGCTTCAGCAACATGCCATTTGCAATAAAGCAAGCCACAATTCTCATGACCAGCGCTTTTGTAAAACAGCGTGGCGATGCTTCTATGACCATGAATTTAACTACACAGCCAACAGTAAATATTGGCAACAATCAACGCTATGCAGGAGAAATTGCTTTGGCGCTAGATATGGTCAATCTATATCGCAGGGTGCGTTAATGGGTGGGCGCGTTGGCGTAAGGGATACGCTGGCACAGTTTATAAAAAACCCTCCTATAGAAAACCTAAATCAAGTTTTTGTATCTTTTCCTAAGCGTATTAATTTTCAAATTAACGCACAACCGGGTCAAATGACTCGTTCAGCGTGCGTAGTTTTTATTGCACAAGAAAGAGAGAACCGCCTAGCAATAGGAGGCGCAACAAACGGTTGGAAGCGCGTAGATTACACCGTAATACTTCAACTATATGTTCACTCATTGCACTCAGAGTCACAAGATGCAATGGCTGATTTTGACATTCTCATAGACAACATCAAAGAACGGTTACGCAGTAATCATAATTTTGGTGATTCTACGGGAGTTTTAGTTTGGCAAGGTGCTGAACCCGTTATTATTGGTCGTTACGGTGAACCCGCAACATCCAAAGAAGGCGCTACAGACATCTTCGCTGAGTTAGAATTTGAGGTAACAGAGATGATTCAAGCATAGGAGCATGAATGAAACTGACATATAAAGGAACAGAAGAACGCGTGTTTCCCGCGCTTGGAATCGTTAAACCAGGTGACACTGTTGAAGCGCCTGAAGGTTTCAGCCACCCTGATTTCATAGCAGGTGGCGCGGCAAAACCAGCACCAACCCCATCAACAATCAAACCGTCTGCCGCGTCAGACATGAAAGCAGGAGAGTGAATAAATGGCATTACAAGCATCAGTACGCTCTTACCTCGGTATTGCTAAAGAAGCAACCAAAGGTACGGCAGTGGCGGCAACGGATTTTATTCCAGTCGCTAAAGACGCACTAAAACCACAAGACATTATTGACCCGCTCTATGACCAAGGATTACGCGGTTCTAATGTTTTAAATTACAACTATATTCCTGGTCGCACCCGTTCTACATTTGATTTTGGTGGAGCAGTATTTGCCGACACAATCGGTTACTCTCTAGCAGGAATCTTAGGTTCTGTTGCTACTACAGGCGCAAGCGCACCTTTTACACACACAATCTCACTACTAAACAGCCTAAGCGCAGGTGCAAATGCACAACCAATTTCTTACACACTTACAGATTTCTACGCTGTTAATGTTCGTCAGTATCCTGGTTGCCAGTTCTCTGATTTCTCTTTGCGTTTCAACGCAGATGGAATGTTGGAGTATGACGCAAAATCAACAGGCTTTGCTTCAAACACAGTCGCAGACCCAACGCCATCATTTAGCACAGTACTGCCAACACCTGTTTGGCGTGGAACTGTAAGCATTGGTGGTAACGCAGTAAGCACAGCCATGACAGGTAACATTGATATGACACGCCCTGTTACACCTGTTTATGGCATCAGCGCAACTCAGAATCCATACAACATTTTTCTTGGTCCTTTAGAGGTAACAGGAAAGATTACATTCTTGATGGAAACTGATGCAGAATTAACACGCTTCTTAACCAATACTCAACCAGCAATTGTTTTGAATTGGGCTTATGGAGCAGGTGCATCAGCGCTACAAATCCAAGCAACAATTACTAAGGGTGCATACACAGCCGCAGTAATTGAGCGTGGAGAAGATTATGTGCAGGTAAGTATTGACCTAAACGCGCAGTCAAATACAACTGACGCAGGTTCATCAGGTGGATTTTCACCGATTGAATGGGTCTTACAAAACGCAAAAGCATCAGGAACATACGCATAATATAGACTCAGAACAAGGGCGGCAGGTTGATAGCGGTACGCCTTCCCCGCTATCCCGCGCCCTTGTTCCTCTGTAGGATAATAGGAAGGCACAAACAAACGGAGGCAACATGTCTAAAAAAGTAACACTTCCATCAGGCGTAACCATCACATTAAAAGATGCTTCAAAAATTCGTTATGGCGACAGAAAAAAATTGTACAAGAGCATAGATATAGAAGGTTCAGATTTAAGCCGCGCTATGGCAATGAATGATTCTTTGCTAACCATGCTTATTGAAGAATGGTCATTGAGTATTCCTGTTCCAGCCATTAAACCTGATTCTATTGATGAATTAGAAATAGTAGATTATGACGCATTAGTAGAATATACAAAAGAGGCACAACAAGCATTGTTCCCTAACCTGGCAGATACGCCTGAAAACGAGGCAGACCCAAAAGTGCCTACAGAGAACTCCAACGCCTAAAATGGTTAATGGAGGGTGGCGAGCGCCATGAGGCGTTTACTTATCCTGATGAGCAATGGGTTTATTACATGATGGCAGATAAATTTGGTTGGACTCCTCAACAGGTGGATGACTTGCCTGCCAGTACTGCAGATTGGTTATTAGCCATTACAAACATGGTTGAAAAAATCAAATCAGAAAGAATTAATAAATCATGAGCGCGCGTATAACTATTACAAATCTTGCAGATGTCCTTGCAGGTTTTGACGCTACTGAAGATAAACTTGAATTGGCTGTGCAATACGCGATAACTATGACAGGTTTAGCGGTAGAGCGACAAGCAAAAGTTAATGCCTCAGGTCGCCCTGGTCCTAATGTGCGCACAGGTAATCTACGCAGAAGTATTACTACATCACCTGTAGAAAAAGGATTTACTTCTATGTACGCAGTCCAGGTTAGTGCAACAATGGTCTACGCAAGGGCTGTTGAACTTGGACACCCAAGATGGAAACCAGGCGTAAAATATCCGTACTTAGGACCTGCGGCAAGCACTTTGCAAGCCAATGGAACTCTAGCAAGAGTATTTACAACTAACATGGCTTCTAGGTTGGGAGGATAATATGGCAGGCGAAATTCCTCCTATCCTTGTACAAATACAAGCAGATATATCGCAATTAAAAACAGGGCTTGCCCAGGCAGAATCAGCGCTAAAAGGTTTAGATAGCAATGTGGCAAAAAGTAATGGCGTTTTTGCTGATTTTGGCAAAAATTTAAAAAGACTTGCCGCAACCATAGGTGTAACTTTTGCGGCTACACAAGTTGTATCTTTTTTCAAAGAATCTGTAGCCGCCGCACAAGAAGCGGCGGCAGTACAAACGAGATTACGCACAATTCTTCTTAACACCGGCGCGGCTACAGAAGCACAAGTTGAAGCATTAAATGCACAAGCACAAGCATTAGAGAAAGTGGGTGTAGTAACAAAAGAAAATGTGACTATGACGCAATCGCAACTTGCCACATTTGATTTACAAAGCAAAACAATCCACACATTAACGCCTGCAATTTTAGATTATGTTACTGCCGAAAAAGGAGCAACAGCCTCTACGGATGATTTTAGGTCTATGACTAATGGTCTAGCCCAAGCGTTGAACGGTAATTTTGCTTCTTTAACAAGACAAGGTTTTGTACTTACCGATAATCAAAAAAAATTACTAACAACAGGAAGCGAATCAGAGCGCGCCGCCGCACTTACAGAAATTCTCAATAGCACATATAAAGATTTTAATAAAACGCTTGCTAACACTCCTGAAGGTCGCATGATTAAACTGAAGAATGAGTTTGGCAGTTTAAAAGAAGAAATTGGTAGGGGCTTGTTGCCTGTTATGGAAAAAATGATGATATTTATTTCTAAAAAAATTATACCTGCTTTAGAAAAATTACTCAAATTTGTAAAAGATAACAGTACAGAATTAAAAATATTCACTACTGTAATTGGTTTAGGCACTATTGGTTGGGGCTTGTATACAATAGCCGTAACGCGCGCCGCTATTGCACAAAAGATTTTAAATATAGTTATGGCATTAAATCCTATAGGTTTAATAATTGTGGCTGTTGCGTCACTTGCAGTTGGATTCTATAAATTGTACAACAGTAATGTAAAATTAAAAGAAGCAGTACAAAGTTTTGCTAGAGCGGTAATTAGACATTTTGCAGCATTAGTTGGAGCAATAGCAACAATGTTGGAAGCAGTCAGTAAAATTCCTGGAATTGGTAAAAAATTTGAAGGTGTAGCAGAATCAGTGCGTAACGCATCTAATAATATGAAAGATTTTGCCGCAAGCATTGGGCATGTAGACCGTTCTGCAAAAGCAGGGTTATCTCATTTGGCAGAATTAGAAAATTACAAAAGCGGCGGCGACCCATTTGCAAATTCTAAAGACCCTAAAGGTAATGCTTTAAGTAAGGCTGACCAAAAGAAATTAGATAAAGCAAAAGAGCAAGCAAAGAAAATTAATAAAGATATTGCTAAATTATATGAAGAAGCAGAAGAACGGCGTGTAGAAGCATTAGAACGGTTTAATGAACGCATTGCCGATATAAATGAGCGTTTCAAAGAACAACAAGAAGATTTGGAAGAAAGGTATCAAGAAAGACTTGCAGACCTAGCAGAGCGCTTTGAAGAAACAAAAGAAGATTTGAAAAAACGGCGTGACAAAGCAGATGAAGCCGCTAACAAACGCCACACTGAAACCGTATTGAAAATACACAGTGAATACAATAAACGCCTAATTGAACTAGAAAAAACAAAAGACAAAAAAATTGTAGATTTACAAGAAGC